TCTTTGATAACGCAGAGTTTTATACTGCGAGTTTAATACTAATTAATTGATTCTTAGTGTTTTAATGTTAATCGTTCTTCAATAGTCATTAAAGCATCGAATTGCTCTTTATCCACCATTGCTGTTAATGAATTCCATAAATCATCATCAGTAAAATTTCTACAACTAACTCTTTCTTGTTGTAAGTAATAGTCATAATGTACAAAAGAGTCATCATATTCTACTTTACTTCCTTCCAATTTTAACTTTTGTTTCCCTCTTTTAAGTATTGGTTTTGCTCCAGGTGTATAAGGATGAATATATTTAAAGTATTGGCTTAATTTTGTTTCATTAGTTCCTAACCATGATAATGCACTAATTAATAAATCATTATGATATGCATCTGGATTTGCTTGTGCTATTTTAATACTATAGTGCTCTTTATCGACGACATTTGTTAATTTCCTTAATATTTTATAACCATCTTGAGTTTTAATACACATAGTTGAACAGAAGTCGAAATCTATTAATCCTCCTATTTTAATAAATTTAGCTACTTGACCTAAACCATAATTTATTTCTGGATTTGCTTTCCATTGTTCTTCACTAACGAATATTTTATTTATTGCTGCTTTGATATCTTGCACTGATTCTGCACCAGCAAATATTACAGTGTCATCACCTTTTACCCATACTTCATAATTAGTCGTTGGTAATGCATTTTCAATTGCAAATCTTACATAACAAGACATTCTGATAGTATTCATTAATGTTGTATCACAAGATCCACTAAATGTTTCTCCAGGTATTACGACTTTACCATATGTCACTACTTTTTTATCTACTACACAACTTGGTCTAACAGTCCTTTTATGGGGTACGACTACTTCCTTAAATATATACTGATCTACGTGTTCTACTTTATCTAAAATCATGTCATATATTTCTCTATCTATAAATTTAAGTTCATCTTTTTGTGTGAGATCAAAGAATTTACCATCTAATTGTATTGTTTGATCTAAACCTATGGATTCATAGTAGTCTATTTGATTTTCTTGTTCAGCCCATGTTAATGGCACATGATATCCTTTAAAATTTTTCTTAAAAGTTTGTTCTAATGCATATGTTATTGGTCCACAAACAAATTTATACATCGCGTTAGGTGAACATATACATCTAGTTTTAGGTGCTGTTCCAAATTGTTTTTCTGATTTTACAAAATTATTATAAGTACACATTTCATTGATATCTTGTCTAGTTGGTGTACATTTAAGTTCATCGGGAGTATCTATATAATATTTGAGTACTTCATTTTGTTTATCAGCTGTTAAATGATTAAACCATGCTATGTGATCTACTACAGTTTGTTCTATTATTGGCATTATTTCAGTAATTTTAATATTATCGAACCATTTTTTAAATTGTTTTAATATAATTGGGTCAGCATATGGAACTTGCATGCACATTCTACACACTGCTGCTATGTTATTATTCCAACAAGGGTGATATATTTTTGCTGCTGTTGTATCTTGAACATCTCGTGTTTTTGTCATAAATTTATGTCTAACGCCTCCTAAATGACAATTGCATTCTGATTGTTGTCCATATGTATATGGTTTACCATTGACATCTTTGATTGCCCATTTAATATTAGTATTCATTGGTGATTCATTATCATATTTTTGGCAACATATAGATATTATTTTTTTATCACCCATATCTATATTTTGAGCTCGAGCTTGAGGTGTATATTTAATAGCTGCTATTATAAATATGATTATTAACATATGCATGTATTTAGAATTCAATAATTTTTGTATAAATTTAAGTAGTACTGTTAAGATTGTAATTAAAATTCGTATGACAAATACATAACCTAATATTAAGAAATAATTCATACATAGTATGAGTGCTAACCTTCCATAATTATAACTTTCAGTAGTTTCTTCATTTTTATTATTTCTTTGTTTCCATTGTCGTCTCCTGAACTCATTATTAAAGCCTTCTTGTCTTTTCTTTTCTTCTTCATCTTGTTGTTCATCTCCACTGTTAATAAAATCATTTTCAATATCATCAGTTTCTTTAGATTCATCAGTGGTTTCATCTTGCATGTTATTAAATGTTGATTGAACATATTCTAACTCTCCTTGCAAAATACACCAATCATCGTTGATGCATTCTTCATATTGTTCTATACAAGAATATGCCAATCGGGCTTTAACTTTATCATCAGTTATGTCTGGGTGTAATTGAGCTCTGGCATTTCGAAGATGTCTTTTATAAGTGGTTCGTGTTTCTATAGTATGTATCCCTAAACCTATTCTAAATTTTACAAAGTGACAATTTTTAATTATTTTGTCGATCGAGTATGTTTGTTTTTGATGAGCTAAGACTCCTACTATAAAGCAGAATGCTAGTATTACAAATGATATACGCCATTTTTTGGGTCTAATCACGCTTATAATTGTTCCAGGATTTAATATGTGTATACTTAATAGTGCTATAGATATTACTGCGTGAATTATGATTGGTGTGTTTACTAATATAAAGAACAATCCTCTAACTAATTTAGCAGTAAGTGACATACTTGTGGTATAATATAAACCTGCATCGGTTAGTAAACTTAATATACATAATAATATTATTAAAGCATAATTTAATTCTTGTGGTACTAATGTAAATAAATTGTGTTCATTAAGTGATTTAGTAATTTTATTCATAACATTTTCTGTTTTGATTAATGACACATTGACTAATTCTCCAATCATATTTAAATTAACTGATCCAACAGTTCCTTGTGTTATCAAGACCTGAGTTAATTTATTTTTAACTTCTTCAATAGGTGTATTATTTTTTCTAGCTGTGTGCACTATATTTGACATTTGTCTTACTGCAGTATTAATTAATTGAGGTTGATAACTAACCCATTCATTTGATTCTTCTAAGTATAATTTAGTCGTCGAATTGTTACCAACTTCTATATATTTCTTTTTATCACCTACTGTTATTGTATATAGACCCTTCTCTTTTGGTACTTCATCTACTTCATAGTGGATAGCTTTAGTGAAATCTACTTTAGTTTCTTTCTTCTCGATATTGATTTCACTTCTGGAAACTAGTACTTTTCCTAATGCTGGTGGTGGTGAGTTCATTCTTTCTATACTATATAAACCATAAATTGTAGCTCCTGTATCAAATGTTGATAATGGTACTAATCCTATATAAGTGTCTTCATCTACTTGTATATAAGGTTTGTCAGCTGTAAAATACATAGGGTGTTCGTATACACTTTCGTTACCTCTAGTTTCCATTCTCATCTTCATAGTGCAATCATCATAATAAATTTTCCCTTCATCATCTAATAATGTTGCACTGCCGACTTTTTTGGGTACATGAAATACGTGTAAATGTTTTTTATTAACTCCATTATTCATTTCTTTACTAATTTCTGTGAATATGGTCCCAAATAAATAATATATCACGTCTACAGAGAATATGACGCTTATATTATCGGCTTTGTGGTGAATACATTCTTGATAAGCACACGTGCAGTAGTGTGTGCCTAATATTCTTACATTTCCATTAACACTTGTCTCTCTTAATCTGGTTAATTTATCTAAGTCACCATTAAACCCCTTCATTATTGGTCGATTATAGAAGAAGTTTGAATAATTCCATGAAATTGTTCTATGTGATGATGCAATTTCATAGACATTTTCTGTGGTTAGTACGAATTTTCTTATTTGGCTTTCTATATAAGCTCGGGCTTTTGCTAATCCACAGTGTAGATGAGAATAATACTCGTCGCCTGGTATTTGTGCTCTTATGCCTTGTTTTCTAAATTCGCTAGCTTTTAATGTCGTGACAATTTTGTCTTCATCCTTCACCTGCATTCGATTGCCTGGTGGATAAATCGGTTCGACCCGATTTATTAATTGTTCTTGACGAACAACTGTATCTTTTAAATCTTCGAGATTTAAAATTTTTT